TGTACAAATACATGCAGGACCTGGGCCTGACGCCCTCGGCGCGCGTCAAGCTGGCTACGGGTGTGCCGACCGAGGGTGATACGCTCGATCAGTTCATCACGGCGGGCAAGCGTAAGGGTCAAGCGGCATAGGAGTGGATGAATGAAGGTTTTTCTTGGCGGAAAAGTCAATGAACTGGATGGATCTTGGCGTGACTGGTTATTAGGAACTGAGTTGGTCCACGACGGAAAAAGCTCTTTTCGAAAAAGTCCGCAATGGATTCTATATTACGAGCCTAATGGGGGAGGGCCACATTTTGATTCTGGCGGCGTGGTCCCATGGCCGATCAAGGAGCGGGCAGTCTTGAATTGTCATGATTATGCTGGTCCATATCGACAAATTGATCCATCTGAATCAACTGACAGTAAGTATTCAGGATATTTTCATGGCATAGAAGCCTTTGGTTGCCATGGGGCGATGGATAGCATAGGGATGCAGTGGGTTGGTCAATATTGCAGAACAGCTATATTCCAATCAGATATGGTTTTCACGTATATTAACACGATTGATTGTTATGGTACAATTGCCGATTTAGCATGGGCAGCAGCGTGTGGCAAGTATATATATCTCATTATATCTAAAGATGCACGCATCGAACATGATGACTATATGTATGTTTCGACATTTGCAGACCAAGTATATTATTATAATGGCAATATTCCAGAAGAAGAAATGATAAAGGAGCGTTTTAATAAAGCCTCTCATTTTTATATAGAATGGGAAGATCGTAATCGGCACAATCCAAATGCCATACAAGCATATACACCTATACAGCACGAATTACGGCAAATCGAAAAGTGGTCTGCTGACCCTCGCGTAAGGAAATCTATACAGAGGTTGCTTGAACGGTTTTAAGTAGGGATTTTCCATGCCCACTAGCAAGCTCACTGCCACGCAGCGCCGTGCTACGGAGCGGTGGACGCACACCGTTGCCGATCAGCTCGCCGTGGCCAATGGCTGCTGGTTCGATGTGCCCGCTGCGACCCGCGTGTGCACGTTTTTTGAGCGCTTCCTGCGCCATTCCAAAGGCGAATGGGCCGGGCAGCCTTTCAAGTTGCTGCCCTTTCAGCGCGACGAGATTCTCAAGCCGCTGTTTGGCTGGAAGCGCGCTGATGGCACCCGGCGTTACCGCACCGCCTACATCGAAATCCCTAAGAAAAACGGCAAATCGTCCTTGTGCAGTGGCTTAGCCCTTTATGGCCTGCTCGGGGATGATGAACCTGGCGCTGAGGTGTACAGCGCTGCCAGCACACGCGACCAGGCGGCTATCGTCTACCGGGAAGCCGTGAACATGGTCAAGGCCTCGCCAGGGCTCTATAAACGGCTCACACTGGTCGAATCCCAGAAGCATATGGCCGATCAGGGCACGAAATCCTGGTATAAGGCGCTCAGTGCTGATGCGGGCAGTAATGAAGGCATGAACATTCACTTTCTCATCATGGACGAGATGCACGCGCAACAGTCAGACGCCTTCTGGAATGCCCTGATGTACGGGGGCGCAGCCCGCAGACAACCCCTGCAGGTGATTATCACCACGGCGGGGGTCGATCCGGAGTCACTCTGCTATGAGTATCACACGAAAGCCATGCAGGTGATGGACGGGTCGGTGCAGGATGACGGCTTTTTTGCCTACGTGCGCTCGGCTGAATGGGCCATGCGACGGACCACCGACGATGCCGAGAAGGAAGCGTGCTGGAAAGAGGAGCAGGTGTGGCACGAAGCCAACCCGGCGCTCGGCTCCGTCATCAGCCTGGAGAGTTTTCGCGAGGACTTTACGCGGGCGGTGCAGTCCCCACGCCTCGAAAACGCCTTTAAGCGCTACCGCCTGAACATCTGGACCTCGCAGGTGGAGCGCTGGCTCTCGATGGATCACTGGCTGGCATGTGGGGAACGGATCGACCCGGCAGAGCTGCTCGGGAAACCGTGCTGGGCCGGGCTGGATCTGGCGTCCGTAAGCGACTTTTGCGCCCTGGTCCTGTGGTTCCCCGACGCCGGGAACGCCATCCTGCCATATTTCTGGGTGCCAGAGGACACGGTACGCGCCATGGAGGTGAAAGGCGACCCGCTATATGATCTGTGGGTGCGCCAGGGGCATTTACGGGCGACACCGGGCAACGTGACGGACTATGAGTATATATACCAGACCATCATAGATCTGTCGCAGCAGTATGACGTGCAAGAAATCGCCTATGATCGCTGGAATGCGTCCCATATCGTCACGCAACTCCAGGGGGCCGGGCTCAATGTGACGGGGTTTGGGCAAGGATTCGCGAGTATGGCTGCCCCATGCCGGGAATTTGAGCGCTTACTCACCGGCAAGGAACTGCGGCACGGCAATCACCCGGTCATGACCTGGTGCGTGGGCAATGTGGCGGTGCAACAGGATGCCGCGGGGAACCTGAAGCCCAATAAGGCCCTCAGTAAGCGCAAAATTGACGGGGTTGTTGCTGGTCTGATGGCCCTTGGGTGCGTGCTGGTGCGGCCTGAGCCAGGGTCGGTGTATGATCGCAGGGGGATACTCTCGATATGAAGCCTCCTCTACTTCCAGGCATGCGTCCACCTATGCGTGCCTTTCCTGTGGATTGGTCCCGGTTATTTTTTCTCAAGGGACAGACAGCCACTGATATTCTCTTTACAGTCGAACATCCATTTGATCCAGAGGGAACGTTAGGAGAGGATTTAGAGGATTTTCTATGCAACATTGGCGCGAAGAATGATTTTGACCAACTCCTTGTCCTTGTCGATGCGACAGCTAATAAAATGACTGATATTATTGTTGATTATAATAAGACAAGTGTGACATATGAAGATGATGTAGAGGACATGCTCAAGGCATGGTGGGACTGGCTAAGGCTTCTCGTGTATGCTGAATACGTTGCTTTTACAGGCGATGTCTTTGCTGACGAGGTAGAGCCATGAGCATGCGCGTCATCAAAGTGCGTACCTCGGCCTCCTGCGTCGACCTCTCCGGCCTGACGCCGCGCGTGCAGAGCATCATTTGTCTGGTTCTACGTGACGCTGAATTGATTAACGCTTGCGATAGTGGGTCGGTGGAATACCACTTTACGCGCCTGGACACTGGTGAAGCCGTGAGGCCCAAAATTACCCTGCATCCGGGCACAAAATAGTGCTTGCATCGTAGATTCGCTCAGTTTATTGTTACCGCACACCTGCTACGGGGTGCTGACTTCCCTTCGGGGACCTGTCAGCACCCCTTTTTTTATGCCTGGAGCCGGGACTATGTGGCTTGTGGACCGCGTGCGTGGCTGGTTTAGCCCCAAAGCCGACGCCCTCTCAGACCTGCTGCACCCGACCGCCTGGTTGCGGGATTGGGCCATGGGCCGGCGCACGCTCGCCGGGGTGAACGTCACCCCCGCCTCGGCCATGACGCTTCCGACCTATTACGCCTGTATCCGCGCCATCTCTGAAGACATTGGCAAGCTCCCGCTGATTACCTACCGACGCCTGGAGCCGCGCGGCAAAGAACGCGCGCCCAGTCACCCCCTCTATGCCCTGCTGCATGATGCCCCGAACGACGATATGGAAGCCATGACCTTCAGAGAAACGCTGACGCACTACGCCCTGTCCTGGGGCAACGGCTATGCCCTGATTGACCGTGACAGCCGCATGCAGGCTGTGGCGCTGCATCCCGTGCACCCCTCGCGGGTGGTCGTGCGCCGTGATGAGCAAGATCTGCTGGTCTACGACATCTACGGCGGGGAACTCTTGCCTGGCGCCGGGCTCGAACAGGTCTACCGCGTGCGCAGTGATGACATGATCCATATTCGTGGCATGGCGGCTGAGGGCATTGTCGGCTACAGCGTGGCGCAACTGGCGGCTGAGAGTCTCGGGCTGTCCCTTGCAGCGCAGACGTTTGGCGCGGCGTTCTTTGGCAACGGCGCGGCCATGAGCGGCGTGCTGGAACATCCTGGCAAGCTCAGCGACCAGGCCGCCAAGCACTTGCGCGAATCGTTCGAGAGTGTCTACAGCGGGCCCCAAAACGCCGGTAAGGTCGGCATACTCGAAGAGGGGATGAAGTATGCCAGGCTGGGGGTCCCCCCTGATGACGCGCAGTTCTTAGAGACGCGCTTATTCCAGGTCCGGGATGTTGCGCGATGGTTCAGAATGCCCTTGCACAAGATAAACGATCTAGAATTTGCCACGTACACCAACATCGAGCAGCAATGTATCGAGTACGTGACCGATACGCTGATGCCGTGGTGTATCCGGTGGGAGCAGCAGATCCAGCGCAAGCTCTTTGGCATTGGCAGTGAGTTTTTCTGCGAGCATGCCCTGCAAGGGCTCATGCGCGGGGACCAGGCTGCCCGCAGTCACTTTTACACGCAGCTCTTTGGTGTCGGGGTGTTTAGTCCGAACGACA